ACCGCGCTGTCGCGCGACAGTCAGTCTTGTCGCGCACCACCCGTCCAGTCGAGCACCACCGTAGCCCCTCAGCCCAGGAGACGGACTTGACCATCAATTGCCAGACCGTCGCTGGGCGACCGGCAGACGCGAGCGCGCGCCTGGACACCGAGACCGGACGCGTCATGGTGTCCATGCCCCCACCCGGCACCGGCACGTTCGACTGGTACGAACTCGACCAGCTCATTGCCGAACTCAACGCGGTTCGGCTGTCGATGCCGGGAGCCCCGTCATGACGGCCGAGCTGCTCACTCTCCTCGTCGCGGGCCCGATCATCTGGTGGCTGACGTCTCCTCGTCGACAGGCGCGCCGCGCTGCACGGCGCTGGGAGCGTGTCGGCGCCGAGGTCGTCCGCCTGTTGAGCGCGCCAAGGCCACCGGCTGGCGATGGCCGGATATGCGCGGCGGGCAGCATCGGAGCGCGCGACGTCTGCGCAGCGCCAGGTGCACCCGCCGCGCCCTACAACGTGCCTGCGGATCCAAGCCCCCCGAGGCAGGCACGTGTGGTGGGGTCGCCGTTCTCCCCGTCTGGCGGCCCCACCACATCCCAACGACGCACCATCCGGGTGGCGTGATGAGCAGCCTGTTCGTCCCCGAGTCCGCGTGTGACCACCCCACCGCCAAGCTGCGCTGCGACATGCGCTCACCCGTGGGCGACATCCGCCCGGAGAGCGTCCGCGCGGTGATCCAGTGCACGATGTGCATGGGGTTCTGGACCCCGGAGACCGCGCCGATCAGGGTCATCGAACGTCTGCTCGCGCTGCTCGACACGGGCGCGTACACCCACGTGCCGGGCCACGAATGACCAGCGACGAACGCCGCACTGTGGCCGACATCCTGCGCCAGGCCGCCACCGAGAAGTGGCCGAACAGCTCGATCGCAGCACTTGCCGCAGGGGTGCGGCAGTCGCGAGCGGCCCACGTCGTCGCTGACGATGCGCCGACGGAGCGGTTCCTCCACGTGCCGCCCGACGCCCCGAAAGTGCAGGTCCAGAAGCAGCGGTGAGCATCGAAGAGGTCAAGACGCGGATCGTGATGCTGGAGGTCGAGTTGGATCGGCTGTCGGGTATGACCAGCGATGCGCTCGGCTCGCTCCTGCTGGAGCGACTGGCGCTGGTCGACCTGGCGCAGGGGACGACGAACCCGCTGCTGTTGCAGCTTCTCGATCAGCTGGACGCCGCGCACCGCGATGTCCTCGAAGGCGCGGGCCGTCTTATCGAGGCGCACGCCACGGCCGGTGACGTGCTCCGCACGATGTAACGCCGCCACCGAACGCACGACACGACAAAAGGCACGACCAACCCATCCAGGAGGAACCACCCGTGATCGCCCGCTTATCCGCCGCCCTGCTCGCCCTGGCCCTCGTCGCCGGGTGCAGCAGCACCGCCGGGTCCAACTCCTCAAGCACCGCACCCACCGGCGGCAAGGCCGTCGACGCCGCAGCCTCGGCCGAAGCGAAGCCGAAGCCGAAGACCGCCGAGGAGATCACCACGGCGCTTGCCGAGAAGGTCACGACGGCGCAGCTGACGAAGGTCTTCACCGCCGAGGACGACCCGAACAAGCAGCTCGGCCGCCCCAACAGCTACACCGGCAAGACGGCGTTCACCGACACGCGGATCCCGGTCGAGGGCGAGGTCTCGTTCACCAAGGAGAACGACACGCTGCGCGGCGGCGGCGTCGAGGTGTTCGCCGACCAGGCCGCGGCCGACGCACGCAAGGACTACATCCAGTCGTTCGGCAAGACCACGCCGATGCTGGCCGAGTACGACTACGTTGTCGGCGGCGTGCTGCTGCGGGTGTCCAAGATCCTTACCCCGGACCAGGCCGCCGAGTACGAGACCGCCTTCAAGGCGATCCTGGGCTAGGAGGCCGGCCGTGGACATCCGGTTGATGGGTCCCGCTGCCGCCGCGTGCCGTCCGGGCTCAGGCGATCCGGGTAGACACGGCCGGGGCTGTACTCCTGCCGGATGGCCGCGCCGCGCTGAACGGCTGACCTGACGACGAACGAGGCCCCCGCCATCCCGGATCACCGGGTGGCGGGGGCCTCGTCGTGTGCGGGCATGGTCAGCCCTGCGGGTCGTCGGCCTCGTATCGCCGGTCGACCTCGTCCCGCAACGCGACCCGGTCGACCAGCGGCCCGGCGGGACGTCGTGCACCAGCTGCCGCACGACGCCGCAGCAGCGCACCAGCTCGCAGCGCATCAGCCACTGCACGACGGCGCAGCAGCGCGCGGGCCGACTCGTTGGGCACCCGCCACACCGCGCCGCCCGCGGTGACCGTGGCGACCGCGGCCGCGACCCACTCGGCCGCGGTGAGGTGGTCGTCGGTCAGTCCGGTCGCGAGCGCGGTCAGCCCGGCCAGCACCGCGGCGAGCAACGCCTTGGCAGAGGTCCGCATGGTCGATCTCCCTTCCGGCCCGTGCGCGGGCTACAGCGGCTTGAACTCGGCGAGGTAGGACAGGCCGCCGGGCGCGGCGTACTGGACGGTCACGGCACGGGTGCGGGGCGGGCACTCGAACCACAGGTCGCCGAGGTTGTTCAGCAGCACGGCGCCGTGCTCGTCGCGGTCGACGTCGTCGCGGTCGAGCAGGTCGACGTGGCTGCGGACGCCCTCCTTGTCGAGCACCTGGGCGTGGACCAGGCGCAGCCGGGCACCGGCGTACCCGGCGACCAGGACGAAGCCGACCTCACCGGCGGTCCACCCGTCGGGGTGCCAGAGCACCGCCTCGGTGACCTCCTCGAACGGCGCGTCGACACCGAGCGGGTCCGTGACCAGACCGGGGTCCGCGGGGACGGCGGGAGCGGTACGGGGGAACTGCATGGTGATCAGGCCTCCATCAGGTGGTGGACTTGCTGGACGCGCCCGGTGTGGCGCTGGGGAGCGCCGCCGACCAGCTGGTCGAACGGCAGGAACGAGTGGTTCTCGTCGAGGCCGCCCGAGGAGATGCCGGGCACGGACCCGGCCGAGGTGTACTGGTGCACGTCGACGCGGCCGCGGTACGGCGAGTACCGGGTGACCTCGTAGCGGACGCCGTCGTTCGGGCCGTAGACGGCGCACCAGATCAGCAGCCCGTCGATCTCCCAGGTGTCGGGCGCGAGGTTGGCCATCCAGAACGCCGAGGCGTAGAACGCCACCCGCGCGCCGCCCAGGCGCTCCCGCAGGCGACGCAGGAACGTGATCGACCACGTCCGGATCGCGGTCCAGTCCGAGCCGAACCGGTCGTCTTCCATGTCGAGCGCGGGTGGCAGGGTGCCCGGCCCGAAGCAGCCGAGTCGGATCACCTCGTCGGCGAAGACGTCGGCCTGGATGACGGGGTCACCGGGCACGGCGAAGTGGTAGAGCCCCGGCGCGATCCCGACCGATCGGCACCCGGCGACGGTCGGGTCGGCCGGGGCGGGCGCCCAGCTCGGCGCGTTGAACGTGGCGACGTGGTCGCCGTTGGTGGCCTTGATCCAGCAGTACCGGACACCGGCGGCCGCGACCTCCGGCCAGTCGGTGACGTCCTGGTAGACGCGGAAGATGTCGAGCCCGAACTCGTCGGTCATGTCGGTACACCTCACGTGGGGTTGGCGGGGCCGTGCTCGGCGGGGGGTTCGGTCTGGGCTGCGGCGTCGACGGCCAGGCGCCGCGCCTCGGCGGCGACGTCCTCGGCCCGCCACCGTCGACGCCGTTCCTCGTCGAGTTCGCCGGTCAGTCCGCTGACCCGGTCGCGCAGGTCGGCCATCTCCGCGCGCACGGCGGCCAGGTCCGCGGCGTGGCTTTCCCGCAGCCGCGCGATCTCCGCGCCGTGGCGTTCCTCGGCGGCCTTGAGCCGCGCCTCGGCGGCGTCGAGGTCCTCGCGGTAGTCGCCACGGTCGGTGGTGGCGTGCCCCATCAGCCGGGTGATCAGGACGATCAGGTAGGCGACGAGCACGGTTTGCGGTGCCGCGGTGATGGCTGACGTCAGCAGGGCTTGCGGGTCCACGAGGAAACCTCCAGAGGGGGACGTGCCCCGCTGGCGGCGCGCGGGCGAATCGGTCGGGACGGGACGAACGGTCAGGTCGTGGCGGTGAACTTGACCGCGAACACGGTCGCGGGGATCACGTCGCGCGGGATCGAGCCGGGCTCCTCGCCACCCCAGAACGGGCCGAGTACCAAGCACTCGCCGCGTTGCAGGATCACGCTGTCGTAGGCGGCGGTCCCGAACAGCGCGCCCTCTTGCGGGCCCGCGTCCGGACCGAACACCTGCCACGACCAGTCGGGTGTGCGGCTGTAGCGCAGCACGAAGTCCTGCACGGCCTGCTGGTTGGTGCCGTCCCAGCGGATCGCGTCGTAGCGTCCCTCATTCACCTTGTACAGCAACGGTTTCCCTCTCTTGTCAGGTGACGTTCTCGACCATGATCCGGCGGCGGTTGAACGTGCCGGTGCCGCCGGTGACCTTGTGCTGCAACGTGATCGTCCCGGCCGCGCCGGGCGACAGGCCGGTGATCAGCGACAGCACCGAGCCGCGGACGCGCACCGCGCCGAACATGTACGGGCCGTTGTTGTCGTCGGCCGGGAGCGTGCCCGCGGCTCCGGAGATCCGGAACGACATCGTCGTGTAGGCCGTGGTGCTGTTCTGCAACTCGGCGGTCACGGTGACAGCGATCTTCCCGGACGCGGGCGCGACGAAGTTGTGCGTCAGCGTGCCGGTGCCGGTCAGGGTGTCGGTGTAGGACGTCGACGTGGTGGTGCCCGCGACGATGTCGGTCGTCGACTGCGTCGCGCTGGTGGCGTCGTTGAGGTCCGCCGCGGTGGCGCGCTCGCCTGCGAGAAATCCCATGTGTCAGCTCCTCACAGGGCCAGGGTGGGACGGCGGGCGAGACGGACGTCGGCGCCCGCCAGGTGGCCTTTGACGACCGTGGTCGACCGGGTGACGGTGAACGTCTGCGGCGACGCGGCGCCGGTGATGGTGGTGACGGTCATGACCTCGCCGCCGATGGTGATCTGCAACGGGAACTGCCCGGCCGCGGTGGTCCACAGCGGACCGGTGGCGGTGGCCACCGACAGCGAGGTCGCCGAGGAGGACACACCGACCGCCAGCGTCGAGCCCGCGGTGTCCCACCGCGACGCCGCGTCGTCGAGGATCAGCACCTGGTAGGGCGACTCGGGCGAGCAGTTGAACGCGAGTGTGTGCCCGTACAGCTCGATCGACTCGGTGTAGCCGCGGCCGAGCTGGGAGATGTCGGCGTAGGCGTTGACCGCCAGGGCGCTGATGATCAGCAGCCGGTCGTCGATGTCCATCGCCAGCAGTGCGGCGACCAGTGTCGCGCTGCCGGCGACCGCGCTCGCGGCGAGGTTGGCCAGGATCTGCGGGTAGCGCGCCTCGTCGACCGTGCCCAGGTGCATCAGCCACCCGGCGACGTCGGGCAGTTGCGTGTCCTGCGCGACGCCGACCTCGACGCTGGTGTCGTAGCGGCCGATCCCGCCGCTCTGCGGCGGCGACACCGACATCGCCCCGGACTCCAGCGTGGCGCGGAACGAGCTGCCGCCGGTGCGCCTGGCGGTCACGTCGTTGCGGGTGAGCGCGTCGTCGTCGACGGGCTCGACGGGGTGCCCGACCTGCGCGGCCGCCATGTCCAGGGTGGCGGTCGCGGCCTGGTTGTACAGCGAGGCGCGGGTGCGGTAGCCGAGTCCGATGTCGGCGCGTGGTTCGTAGAGCGTGCCGAGGTCGGCCTCGGCGCAGGTGGTCAGCAGACCGACCAGGGTGTCGATCGCCTGCGGGCCCATCAACGTCGTGTCGTCGAGGTCGCCGCGCCAGGAGAACGGCACGTCCTCCTCGGCGCACAGCCGCTTGATCCGGCGCCCGGCGGTCTCGCCGACGTAGGCGGCCAGCTCGGCGTTGAGGGAGAACAGACTCGTGATGGTCGACTCCAGCGACACGTGCCCGACGACGGTGTCGCCGAACGCGCCCTGCGGGGTGATCTGCACCTGCAGGCACTGCCCGACCTGGTAGCCGGCCAGGGTGCCGCTGGTGAACCCGCCGCTGCTGTCGCCGACCGCCAGCGTGGACACCAACCAGTCCACATCGGACCCGTTGTTCTTCAGCTCCAGCGACAGCCGCACGACCGCGCCGTCGAGCGCGTACCCGTACGGGCCCATGTTCATGATCTGTGTCCCGAACACGTCGTAGGCCTTGATCCGCAGCCCGCCGCCGGACAGGTAGACGACCTCCCAGAGGCTGGCCGATCCGGCGATCCCGAGTCGGGCGATGATCCGGTCGTCGGTCTCCCCGGCGGGCGGGATCCTGAGCAGGAACCGCAGCTGCACTTCGCCGGTGCTGCTGTAGCCGGGGACGTCGCCGAACCACGCCGAGCCCTTCGCCACCGGCAGCGGGGCGGAACACACGAACGCGGTGCTGCCCGCGAAGTCGGGGGTGCCCGACAGCAGCATCGGCGGGCCGCCCAGCGCGGAGGAGATCTGCGTCGCCCCGTCGAGGTCTTCGCACGGCCAGTACGCGCGCAGCGAGCTGCCCAGGCTGGTGACGCCCCGGTAGAGCGGGGAGCGCAGCGCGGGGTTGCCCTGGCCCAGGCGGCGAAGGATCCCGGACGCGTCGATCGGGGTGTGGGCGTCCTTGCCGGAGATGTCCCACCGCGGCGGCCAGCTGGACACCTCGCCGATGAACCGCGGCACCCGCAGCTGGGTCTCGTCGTAGGAGTAGAGCAGCGGCCCGTTGGTGCTGCCGGCGCCCAGCGCGGTGCGGATGCCGACGAACCCGGCTCGGCGGGGCACGCCGGTGGCGGTCACCGTCCAGCCGTAGGGCTCGCCGGACGCGGTCGCCCACACCTTCGCCCGCATGGTCTCGCCCTCGGCCAGCACGCGCACGCTCAGCGCCTGCGCGCTGGTGTGGGTCAGCCCTGCCACGACGACCTGCGCGGCCAGGGTGGTGCCGCTCGCGTGGCGGATGCCGACCGACACCGACTCGTCGGTGGCGATCTCGACCCGCGCGTAGTAGAAGTCCGACACCGACAGCGCGCGCACGAGCAGCCCGGCCGGGAGCGCGGGCCCGCCGGTGATGTTGGTGACCGGCAGCGTGACCACCGTGGACCAGTCGACATCGGTGTAGGCCGCGGTCGGCAGGTAGGTGATCCGGATGTCGGTCGCGGCGGGGATGTTGACGGTGCCCTTGCCGCCGGTGACGTCGACGTCGGCCGCGGTGCCGTCGACGCTGTAGGGCAGCGAGGACGGCGCGTCGGTGCTGCCCCACCCGTCGACCACGGTCCGGGTGAACGTGTCGCGGGCCTTGCGCACCGCGACCCGCAGCGGCGAGTTGCGGCCCAGCTGCCCGAAGTAGGGGCCCAGCGGGTTGCGCGGGCTGTACTTGCCGGACCGGTTGTTCAGCGTCAGCGTGCACGTCGACGGCGCCACCTGGCTGGTCTCGTTGGCGCGGCCGCGGGTGATGTCCACGGCGTCGCGGTTGTAGACGTCGGCGGCGATGTCGACCCACTGGCCGCCGACGAACAGGTCGGCGGCCAGGTCGACCGGGTCCTGGGGGAAGCTCACGCACCCACCCCCGCCCCGAGCACCTTCTGCACGTTGCCGCCGCGCACCCGCACGTAGCGTCGGATCAGCTCGGCCAGCAACTCGTCCATGCGGTTGCCGCCGCTGGCGACCTCCAGCACGAGCGGCTCGCCGCGGCCGCCGGTGCTCGACGCCATCGCCACGGCCGCGCTGCCGCTGCCACCGCCGGTGCCGCCGTCGGCCAGACCGAGCCCGTCACGGGTCAGCTGCGCCAGCCGCTGCGCCGAGGAGACCGCGGTGCCGGTGCCGGCGTCGATGCCGTCGGCGAACGCCGCGCCGATCGACTGCCCGGAGTAGAGCACCCAGCCCTGCCCGGAGAACGGACCCTCGCGGGCGGGGCTGAACGGGAACAGGTCGCGGATCCCTTGCAGCGCACCGGAAACCTTGTTCTTCACCGTCTGCACCATCGACATGAACCCGTCGACGAGGCCGCGCAGCAGGGCCGCTCCGGACTCGTAGAGCAGCGAGCCCAGGTTGCCGATCGCGTCGAGGATCCGGCCGGGCAGCCCCTGCACCCAGTCGATCAGCTCGCCGAGCTTGGACACCGCGCCGGTGACGAACCCGACGACGGCCTCCTTCACGGTCGTCCAGGCGCCGGGCACCACGGCGATCAGCCAGCTGATCGCGTCGGCCAGGCCGCCGATGATCCACCCGGCGAACTCGGCCGTCTTCTGCGTCACGAACACCAGGGCGGGCACGAGCAGGCCCACGATGAACGAGGCGACCTGCCCCAGCAGCGGGATCAGCGGCATGATCGCCTCGATCAACTGCATCACCGGCGGCAGCAGCGAGGCCCACGCGGGCAGCAGCTGGATCACCGCGTCGAGGATCACGTCGAGGATCGGCGAGAGGGCGTCCAGCGCCATCAGCAGCACCTGCCCCAGCAGCGCGGCGAAGTCGCCGACCATCGGCAGCAGCGGCACGATCGCGTCGGCGAGCTTGAGCAGCCCGGCCGAGACGAACGACATGATCACCCCGGCGATCTGCGAGATGATCGGGATCAGCTTCTGGATCACCGGCGCCAGGCCCGCGACCAGCTGGGACACCACCTGCGCAAGGGCCGGGATCAGCGGTGTGATCGGCGACAGCAGGCTGACGAACCCCGCGACGAGCGGGATCACCGCATCCACAATGGACACCAGGATCGGGGCGAGCTGGAGCAGCAGTCCGCCCAGCGCGACGAACACGTCGCCGAGCGCGCCGCCGACGGCCGACAACAGCCGACCGAACGCCGCGACCACGGGCCCGAGCGCGCCCGCCACCTGGGCGAGGATCGGCCCGATCTGCTGTAGCAGCGGGACGAGCGCGGTCACGAACACGCCGACCAGCTGGGAGAGGACCGGCATGAGTGCCGAGAGGATCGGCCCGCCCGCGGTGGCCAGCGCGGCGAACAGCGTGCCGAGCTGGCCGAGGATGCCGGACAAGCCGCCGCCCAGCGCCGAGAGCGCGATGCCCGCTCCCTCGGCTCCGGTCGAGGCGTTCGCGAAGAACGCGCCGAGCCCGCCGCCGAGGCTGGACAGCAGGTTCGCCAAGCCGTCCATCACCGGACCGGCGTTGCCGATCGCGGTCACGAACCCCGGCATGGCGTTGGTGGCGAATCCGGTGATGCCCTCGGTCAGGGTCATCAGCAGCGGGCCGAGGCTGGAGAAGATCTGTCCCAGCTGCGGTAGCAGGTCGGCGAACGTGCTCTTGAGCTGACCGGCGATCCCGACGAAGATCGGGATCAGTGGTGCGGCCGCGTCGGTGAGCCCGGACTTGACCGAGCTGCCCAGGTCGGTGAACGCTCCTTTGACCTCGGCGTTCTCCTTGAGCGCCAGCGCGCCGAGCCCGGCGAACGCCAGCGGCAGCGCGGCCAGCGCGCCGCCGGCGAGGATCGCGCCGCCGGCGGCCGCACCGCCCAGCAGCGCGAACGCCTTGGTCAGCTTGCCCAGCGCCGCGAGGTTGGACGTGGCCATGCCCGCGGTGCTGCTGCCGACCTGGCCCAGCACCACGCCCGTGGCCACGGCCGACGCGCGGATCTTGCCCAGCACCCGCGACACGCCGTCGGAGGCCAGCAGCTTGAACAGCAGCGAGGTGTCACCCACGGGGTCACCCCCGTTTCGTCCACGCCCTGCGCCGGGCTATCTGGAGTTGTTCTGCGCCTGCTTGTCGCGCTGCTTGCGGATCTCGTCGACGGCGTCGCACGCCGCCAGGAACTGGCCTACCGTCAGCGCTTTCTGCTCTTGCGGACCGAGGTGGAACTCGCGGGCGATCGCGAGCCAGTACGCCGCTCTTTTCTGTTCAAGCGGGCTTTTCCCGACAACCCCGCCTCCGGTGCGGTCAGCAGCTCGGAGTCCAGGTGTGCCAACACATCGGCGTCCGGATCGGGGGTGGCGGCCAGGCGGTCGCGCATCTCCTGCAACTCGGCGCGGTCCAGCTCGACGAGCACCTCACCGGCCTTGAAGTTGGGGGTGTCCACGTAGGACAGGCTCGGGTGCTCGCGGCGCATCAGCATCCACAGCAGGGTCCGGCGGGCGCGCATCGAGCCCTTGAACACGTCGACCAGGAACAGGTCCCACGCCTGCCCGTAGGCCTTCTCCGCGGCCTCGCCCTCGTCGGCCAGGACCTCCGAGGGAACGAACTCCCACTGCTGCTCGTCGCCGTCGTCGGGGGTGTAGGTGAAGAACATGGCGGTGTCTCCCTATCTGGCGAGCCGCTTCTCGGCGGCCCTGATCACGCCGACCATCGCCCGCCGGTACTTGGCGTGGTCGCGCTTGGTGGTGTCGTCGAACCAACCCGGACGGCCGAGCTGCCGGATCTGCTTGGTCGGGTTGTTGATCGCCGGGTGGTCCCAGCCCGCGCGCGAGTTCAACCGCTTGGGGGCGTTGCGGAACTTCCGGACGTTGGGGGTCTTCTTCGCGCGCAGGTCCGCGCCGGGGAACTTGCCGGACGGCCGGATCTGCACCATGACCTTGCCGGCCACGGAGTTGCGCAGCCTCATGCCCGCGTGTCCCTTGCTGGGCATGGACTTGATCGCGGCGCGCGCGGCGTTGCGGGTCGGGTTGAGCACTTCGCGTCCGGCCTTGACCAGGTCCTTGCGCATGGCCTTGCCGTCCTCGTCGCGGCGCATCCGCCGCGAGAGGTCGCGCAGCTGGTGCTCGATCGTCATCTCGACGGGCACGTCGACCACCGCCCTTCGGTGCGAGGGCCTGGTCGATGCGCCCGCCGAGCGCGCCGGGTCAGGCGGTGGCGCGGGTGATCACGCCCGAGGTGGGGAACTCGACTTCGCTGGTGGCGACGTCACCGACCGCACCGGACACCGGCGCCCACTTCTTGACCAGCAGGCTGCCGGTGTACTTCGGGTTGGACGCGCCGACGACGGCGTTGGTGAGCCGGGCCTCGAACGCCACGACCGTGCCCAGCAGCGGCCACATGATCGAGTCGATCTTGGTAGCGGCGACGTCCTGGAGGAACGTCGCCGAGACGCTGCCAGACTTGAGTCCGCCGAGCAGTTCCTTCCAGCCCAGCGACGCGAACGTGGTGACGTCCTTGTCCTCGACCTCGGCCGTCACCTCCGCCTTCTGCGTGTTGGCGGACAGGTCGTTGCCCGCGATGGACAGGTACGCCGCGGTGAGAACCATCAGGGCCATGTTTGCTACCTCACTGAATGCCGAAGGACAGAGCGAAAAGGAACGACGGGCCACCGGTGCCGGTGATCGTCCACTTGGGACGCCACCACGTGTCGGTGATCGCGCCCGGCACCCGCAGCACCTGGCCGCCGACGGCGGTCGCCGCGGCGAAGGTCAGCTGCGTGACCGGGGAGCCGAACCCGTTGGTGTCGTCGGACTCGATCGCCACGGTGATGCTGGGCGTGGTGCCCGCGACCGACAGCACGTGCAGGCACGCGTAGAGGTTGCGGCCCGCGGCGACGGCGCCGAGCTGCTGCCCGGTGCCGGTGCCCGTCGCGGTGCGCGCGGTACCGGGCGGGTGCGCGAGCAGCCCGCGCACGGTCGGCCACGACGACTTCGCCTCGGCCTGCCACGGCGCGATGTCGCCGACCGCGCCACCGATCCCGTACTTGCCGGTCATGGTCTTGGTCAGGTAGGCGAGCTGGCCCACGGCCGCGCCGTCCGGACACGCCGTGAACGGGCCCAGGCCGCCGAGGTCGAGCCACATCTCGTCGTCGACCAGGCCGGGCGCCCCGGCCTCCCACAGCCCCTCGGCGGAGATCTCCGAGGCGACCAGTCCGCCGAGCAGTTCCTTCCAACCGCCGCTGCCGAAGGTGGTGGCGTCCTTGTCCTCGGCCTCGGAGGTGATCTCGACCTTGTTCGACCGCGAGGTCAGGTCGGCCCCGCCGGTGAACAGCCGGGTGTTGATCAGCACTAGCGGCGCCATCACGCAGCCCCCGATCCGATGACCAGCACGGTGAACTCCGCGCCGTAGTAGATGGTTCCGGCGTGCTCGTACTGGCCGTAGCCGGACGCCCGCTGTACGTGCAGGGAGTCGCACACCCCGCCGAGGGAACGGTCCGCGCTCAACGCCGCCCGGATCGACTGCGGCCCCACACGGGCCAGATAGCCCTTGAGCTTCGCCTGTCCGGTGCGGTCGTCCGCGCGGGACGCCATCACCCGGCAGGTGATCACGAACCGGTCCATGCCACCGGCGAACGCCTGATCGAAATCGATGTCGACCTCGGCCGGGAAGAACGCGGGCACGGCGATGCTGTCGGGTACGAACGGGTTGCAGCGCAACCCCGTGATAGTGCTCGCCGCCTGACTCAGTCCGGCGAACACGGCCTCAACGTCCACAGCGGATCGACCTCACTCCTGTCTTGGTCAGGCGATGCCCGGATCGACCAGGTCGTCGATCAGCTTCTGCACGTCGGGATCCACACGGGACACGCGGATCGGCCCCCACTCCGCCGACCCGGCGATGCCGTCCGGGGAGTCCTTGCGCTTGTAGAGCCGACCGGCCTGGATCAGCGTCGCGGTCTGGACTTCGTCCGGGACTGCGGGCCACCCCCATTTGGCGGTGACCCGCACCCGGAACCCGAATCCGCCCATCTGCCACGCCGTGCGCAGCAGGCCGGTGACGGGCTTGCCCTTCACCAGGGCGTTCTCCGGGTACGGCTCGTAGTCGGTGAGCGCCGTCCACGAGCCGGTGGTGCCGACCTCCACGACCAGGCCGCCGATCTCGGCGATGTCGTCGAGCATCAGCAGCGACCCGTCCCGGTCCCACACCACCCGCCGCGCCGGACGGAAGGTCCGTGCCGACGTCGTCTCGTCGATCCAGAAACGGCGGCCGCCACAGGACTTGTCGACCGACCGGCTCGCCGTGGAGCGCGCGAGCTCCAGCAGCGTGTCGTCCACGGTGTCGCCTACCGGGATGCCCAGCGAGGTCTTGAGCAGGGCAAGGGTGATGTAGGTCGTGACGGGTGCCACCGCGGGGCCTCCGTCCTCAGCCGGCCACGACGCGCGGCACGAACGCCGTGGTCGTCGGGGTGGCCACGGTCGCCGGGGCGGTCGTGGTCAGCGCCGAGCCGGACGTCTGCGCCAGGACCTTGTCACCTGACAGCCACGCGGCCGACGCTCCGGCCAGACCGGTCCGGCCGATCAGCGACGGGACGGTCGTGGCCTTGACCATGATCGCGGCGTAGTAGATGCCGGGCCTGCTGATCAGCTGCGGCGTGGCCAGCGCCAGCGTCTTGACCGTGTCCGCCGCCCAGGCTGCGGTGAGCTGGTCGGCGGTCTGGGCGAGCAGCACCGGGGTGGCCGAGTCGTCGTAGAGCGCGAACCACCAGTTGGTCGGCGTGCCCGCCGCGGTGGCGCCCGACCGGAACGTCAGGTTCGTGACGAGGTCGCCGGCTTCCAGGTGCAGCGCGGTGGACCCCATCACCTGCGTGGTGAGCGCGGTGGTCAGGTCGGTGACGCAGTCGTTGCGCGAGATGTTCTCGCGCAGGATCCCGGACGGTTTGCCCGCCAGGGTCCAGCGTGGATCGGTGATCGGGTACCGGCCTCGGGTCAACGGCATGGCTGCCTCCTACTTCCTGGTCCGGGTGGCGGCGCGCTGGCGCGGCGTGGAGTCGGGGGGGGGGGGGCCGGCCCGCGC